TAAGCGTATTAAATGTGTATCCAAAGTAAGGCGTATTATTGACAGTAAAAAAGCCTATGAGTTCGGCTCACTCTGATAAATGAGTTGCTTACTGTCATAGGCTTGTCGATCGATAACCCGTCACTATATATGTCAGTGCATGAACAAAATATAGTGTCGATGATGGGGATTTTTATAGGAGTAGTTCTCTCCTACGGATTCCAACTCTTCTGAACTGCCACGTGGGAAATCATTTACGTTTCTTTCCTGTTTCTCGTGACATCCATGGTGATAAGCTCCTCCGCCACGGCTATATGCACTCCATATAATTATTATACCATGAAAAAAGCACTCATTACAAGTGCTTCTTTCTGAAATGACACCTCACGGAATGATTAATCATTCTTTATATTTTCTAAGCTGCCTATTCGGCAGATAACATGATAATCATTCATTAAGTTTTCTAAACTGCTTATTCAGCAGATGAATGAGGTGTACATCTCACCTGTGATTATTTTATCACCCCATCTACACAATTGCAATACCCTTTTATAAAAGATATTGCTTAATCTCAACATGTTTATTTTATAACTATATCCGTAAAATAGGTTTATTTCTGTGACACTTTTAGTATTATTTGGCGACAAGGTACCCTGCAATGAACGCCACGGGAACCCCTATTGCCCATGCGTCACGTTGTCTTTTCGCTACCCTCAATTTGTGTTTCAGTTCGTTGGTTTCGTCCTTCAATAGTTCTAATTCTTTCTTGCACTCTGCGATTTCTTTCTTCGCTTCTGTCAATGAGATCTTCGCACTGTTTAAGGACAGCTTGATTCTGCCCAATTCCATCTCTAAGCTGTTGCACTTCTTGAGTAATTTCTCTGCTTGTTCCTGTTGCTCGGTCGAGTTCAGTGTCAACACGCTCAAGTTCTGTTTCAACATGGCTAATTCTGTCATCTGCTCTGTCCAGTCCGTTTTGAAGTCGTTCCACTCCTGAACTGTCAGTGTGACGTATCCCATAGTCTCCTCGCCATAAGAAATAAACAAGCAAGGTTGAGAAAACGGCAACAATGATAACAAAAATGTGATAATAGCCACTCTTCTTAATCTTTTCCCACACATTCTGTCCTCTTTTCTTGTTGAAATATGCAAATTTGGTGTTTAAGGTGGGTAGAACACGCCCGCCATAACATCCATGAGTAATTTATCAAAAGCAAAAATAAACAAGCCTTAAAAACGATTTAAAACAATCGAGATTGTTAAATATCGGTCATTTTATGTCAACCAATATATGGATAATAAGATTACATTTGGTTTTGGTAGAAAATTGCCTTGCCACGAATGATATCTCCGCCGGACATCCAATTATCACCCTGTTCAAGTACAGCCAAATCCCATCTTTCACATCCATTTCCAGGACCGTAAGGCTCGTGACAATAAACACCGTCCTGATTATTCGCCGCTTCGGCATGCGTCATGACATGCTCTATGTCAATCGGGATGTCAAATCCTGTGCACAGCGTTGCCACGCATTGTGCCATTGATTCTATCTGCTGCGTTGTGGGCGGGTATTCGCCAAGGTCATATGTTCCATCAGCATAAGCCACAGCGTCAGCACAACAACAAAGGGTGATTGCTACCGAACCAGTATTGCGGTGATATGTGGCAGATAAAATTTCCTCAAAATCATTCATTTGGATCATTGCCCCATCACCGTCAATACAGATATGGTAATCATCAAAAGTCGTATAATGTTTACCTGCCGTCCAGTGTAGATATATTTTTAGCTTTCTCCCTACACTTGCGGCAGTAGCCTTGAGATTATCTCTTGCGTTCTCTGCTATCAACCGTAATTCGTTCAGGTCGATTTCCATTTTCATGCTCCTCTTGATGTTTATTTCTTGAGTTTTGCAAAAATATTATTATCAAGTAATGTGATTAGCTTGTCGATGTGATGATTCCCGGCGTCTCTCAAGTTCTCACAAATAGAAAGTATCTCGTTGTAGCAGATGTACCCGAACATGAATTTGAGTACCGGCCACGACAGCGGGATTTCTATTGCCGATAAAACGGTATCAATCTGTGAAGCAGTAAGAATAAGAATTGTGAAGAGAATGAATTTTGTTAAAAATCCCCACAGCATAATTTTAGATTTTAAGCGTTTCGCGCTGAACGCAAGAATAATACCGTATAGCTTTTCTCTCGTCGTTAAGTAATCGGGATCCATGCCTTTATCAACGAGATACTGATATCCGATGGCGAGCCAGCGTGTACTGATATCAATGATAATCAGCCAGAAGTACGCATTGAGCACGACGCCGTATGAACTGTTGATGAATGACAAGATGTACATCAGCACAACGCTTACGACTGTCTTTGATTCCCATTTGTCTAAAAGATTGAGACTTGTCCGGCAGAAGTATTCTGCGAAGTCAATCAAATCTAAGACAAAAACGCAGGTAACGAAACCACCCCACCAGATAGGAGGCTTGTTATATTTTTTTATTTTTCTTTTGATATTTTGAAAAAATGTCATGATTAACTTACCCTTTTCCAAAAATGCACTTTGTACGCAGGCGGCTGTACAGTGCTTGAGTTTCCATAAATATTGTTTGATTTTGACGCGTCAAGATTGATTGACCCAAAAGGCTTCCCGCCGCTTCCTTTAGCGATTGCACCACTTGAATCATTCGGATCTTCTACCACTTTTGTTATAAATGCTCCGTTTTCTTTATCCCATGTTATCCCATCTCCGTTATCGAGAGGACGGAGCCACACTTTACCAGTGACATTTGGCAGCCCTGCTTCTATTGTTCCACCCGCACCGCTTACCGTACCTTGTAGCACTCTATCTTGTGCAATTTCTTCCCATGTTGCTAAGCCGTCTGTTTCACCCGGCTTTTTCGCGTCATCGGTTGCGGTCGTGACTACTATGCCGATCGGATAGAGTATGTCAATCATCGCTTTAAATCTTTTGTCTACTTTTGTAGACAGTTCCTCTAAATCGGTTTGATTCGCCTTTTTGTCTACTTTTGTCGATACAGCCGTTAAATCTGTTTGATTTGCTTTCTTTCCGATTTGATTAGAGACTGTTGTTGCGAAGTTCGGGTCATTACCGAGTGCTGTTGCCAGTTCGTTAAGCGTATCAAGAGTTTCCGGTGCGGCTCCGACAAGTCCAGATACCGCGTTTTGCACAAATTCTGTATTCGCAATTGTTTTAGAACTGTCACCTGTCGGTGCCGTTGGTGCTGCACTCGTACCTGTTACCGCTAATGACTTTGCTTTAACCGTGTCAGCGTTGACTAAATTAAGGTCACTCGTACCTGTTACCGCTAATGACTTTGCTTTAACCGTGTCAGCGTTGACTAAATTAAGGTCACTCGTACCTGTTACCGCTAATGACTTTGCTTTAACCGTGTCAGCGTTGACTAAATTAAGGTCACTCGTACCTGTTACCGCTAATGACTTTGCTTTGAGATTATCATTATCTACCGACGCACTTTTTTTATACAGATACTCCAGATCGTTTGCGACGTAATCTAAGATACCGTCATTTCCTTTCGTGCAAAACGGTGTATTTTTCCCGAACGCCCCAGGCTGTATGATGTTGTCATTTTCGTCTCTTATTTCCGGGTGCTGAAATGTCTGCGGTTTCATTCGGATACCTCGGCTTTTTTAATCTCCAGCGTGACTGTGTCTCCGTAGTTCAGTTCATCAGTCTCTTCTGGAGAATTTGTCTGTATCGTCAGCATTTCTCCAGTTTCTGGGTTGTGAAAGCTGAACGTCGTCAAAACTCCGTCGTTTTGCGGATACGACACTTTGCCGTTTACAATACAGTTTCTTTTCATGATTTCTCTCCTTTTTAAATAACAACATTACCTATTAACCAACCGAAATTATAGTAACAGTGAAATATTAGGTGCCACCCCCAATCCGGCGCGTCATCGTCCGGTATATAAACAGTTTGTGCTTCCAACATTCCGACAGAAATACTATTTTCATTGACTGTAAATCTCGGATATCTATTATATACAACTCCTTTTGCTCCTACTTTATGGCTTTCATATATTTTCGTAACGTGGTCAGTGCCGAGTGTAAATGCGATGGTTGTACCACTCATCTGCACCGTTTCGCTCTTTTCGCTTCCACACCCTAATACGTTAAGATACCTTTTGGCGGAACTGTACACAACCTTTCCGTCCACATTGCAAATTTCCAGTCCGGTACCGTGTTCCAACGGTTTATCGTTACCAAACCCGAACAGATAAACGTGTGACTTACTCGCAATATCATCTCTCTTCACAGGTTCTATACCATAGTTTTCTATACCACTGTGACTGTCATAAAATTCTATTCCGCCAATGTTAGCGGAAAATCCAAAGCGTGCCACATTATTTAATCCGTTCAAGCTGATTCCGACTAATGTCGCATTCGGGTTTGACCGCGGCAAATAGTACATTCCGTGTGACGGATAGCCGTCTTTAGCACGAAATTGACACTCGGACATCGGGAAGTGGTCTAACAATTCTATGTTTTTAAAATTGCTATCAATAACAATAGCTCCGTCAGGATTTAATATTTCAAAGAATTTCATATTAGTAAACTCCGAAATAAAAAGTCAATGGTTGTTCTATATTTCTCCAGATTATTTTTTTACCTTGTTCCGTTATACGTAGCACTGGAAATATCTCTTCACTATCACTCGTGGACGGAGTAATAATAAAGTACCAAAATCTATTATTCGGTGCACCGTAGTCTGCTACATTAATTTCTCCTGTTCCTGTGACGGTTTTTTTTTCTATTATTTTTGCAAAACGTTTCGTTAAGTCTGTAATAACATCGCCGTTACTATTAAAAACTTGTAATCCATGTGCCATCACCACACCCCCATCCGCACATATCGCTTATTATCGGATCCGTATGCTTCAATCAAATTATCTTTAATTTCCATTCTTGCCCCGCTTGTCTTCGTTCTTAGCAGTCCGATATTAGCTGTGATTGCTGATAGACTTGTCACCGCCAACTTATCAGCAGTAACCGCTTTTGCAGCAAGCATTCTTGAGACAATGACGTTGTTATCAAAGACAGTCTCACCCGTTACGTGTAGATACTTTCCGGCTATCGTCGTTGTCGTCGGTGACAAGTTAATCTGATTAATTACATCACCTTTTTGCACCCGCAAATTGATTGCGTCTGTCATCTGTGCAATGGCGCTGTAATTTGCTTTTGCGAGCATGAGATTTCCAAGGTTAGAGACGATCGTTGTGACGTCTTGCTTTGCGATTTCTCCGTTGTTGAGTTTTTGCTTAACTAATGCGTCTACTTTCGCAAGACTAACCGCCTCATCCTCAAGCATTTCTTTGGAGATTGAGATTTTAACGACTACGCGGCTTTCTCCTGATTTTTCGCCTTCGCCGAACAGGTCATAGTATGCGATGGATACATCATAGATCCCTGCGCCGCACGTGTGACCATAAGTATCGTTATTTGTTTTGGCACTAATGATATTCCCATCACCGCCATCAATATAAACTGTCATACCCAAACAATCTGCGGGGATTGTCTCTGCAATAATCCCAAATCCGCCAAGATTTGAATTTAATTTAGGCGGTTTTGGCTTCTTGGGTAACGCCTTGTCATAATAAAGAACTGCGGCTGATGAATACTTGCCATCTGTGGAGTGGGCAAATAAATACAGTGTACCGTTACGTTTTGTCAGTGAAATAACAGTGCTAAGCCCGTTTGTCCTTGCCAATAGATGGCTGTCTTCTTCACCGGGAGAATTATCATTCCTGATTTCGTAAAAATCGACATCTGTATTGGTTACATCATTCCAAGAAACGGTCGCTTTATCAGTAAAAGCAACACCGAATCCATCAGGGGTATTAGGAATGGTAGTCTTAGCGGCAATAAGTAAATCGATATATTCGCAATTATCGGCGATTGTATATACTCCTGCTCCGTTTGCGGTGGATACTGCGATTCTATAAGTATCTCCAGGAACAGCCTGCGGGATGACGATGGTATTTACACCCGTACCCACATAAGTCCACTCTCCGTAAAACCCAAGTTGATCCGCCGGAACGCCTTCAACAATTTTCAGGTTGGCGCCAATACTGTAATTCGACTTGTAATAAACACGCCCCTTTAACCCGTCGGGATTCCACTTTACAACAACATCATAACGTGGTGTACCATCAGGCATTTTCCTATATCGTGTATAGGCGGTAACGTTCTTCGGAAGCGTGGCGGGTGGCACAATATCTAATCCTTCTGCAACATTAACTATCTTTCCTGCTGAAATAATCCCGCCCTTAAGCGTCCGTACTTTCAGCAGATAATCAGTGTCTTTATCACAGCTTATGTTGCAAGCGGTTAGCGGTGTATCTGCTGCTTTCTCCCATGTGGAACCGTTATCATGCGAGATATACACAAGAAATGCCTCGACGGCTTCATCCACTTCCCACGTTGCTACAATTTCAGCATTATTCTTGTATTTGTTCTTGTAGGCTCTTAGATTGCTTACTTCTACCATCGTTGTCGAAAGAGAAGAGTAATTTATTGTGGGAATCGTGTAATCTTCATTGAAAACAGAAGCGTCATACTCAAGGCATGTAATTTTACGTCTCAATGTATTTCCGCTGTTTGACCTTGTGATGTTCTTTATCGTGAACGGCTTTACACCTGTTGTTACAGAAGATACAGCACATATATCGCCGACACCAGGTGCTTCTTCTGGTGTAGTAAGAGGTTTTACATAGATATACTCATCATCTTTGGCAACGGAACAATTCACCTGATACAGTTTGTCACTCTTGCTTGCCCGATAAGTTAATAACCATTTAGGAATATTGGCGTCAAGGCTATCTGCCACAGCGGCAAATTTGTAAACGCCGTTCTCTTTGGAAATTATCCTTCCAGACCATGACCATTCGGGGATATCATGAGAAATAAGCACTACATCTCCCACGGTACAAGCTATGGCGTCTACATCAGCCTCAAATGATACCGTTCTGATCAGTCGTTCATTGCAGAACAGCTGGAATTTCCCGTATCTATACGCCTGCTTGTAATCGGTAATGCCGTTACATGTTACCTGTGTGGTTTTATCGTCATTGTCAGTATCATAGTCAGAACCGTAAACAGTAACAGTGTCACGCTCATGGTTTTTATCCTTATTTGTGAAAGTAACCTCAATAGCATTGGCTCTGTCATTGGTAGGCAAAAATTCTTCATTAAATGTGCCTTTTATGATATTCCCCATGCCGAACATCTGAACAGGTTCAGAAATAGAATCCCAAACGGGTCCATACTTTGTTCCAAACAAAAGCACGACACCATAACCAATCGGGGCGATATTTTCATTCACTGCGGAAAGGACATTATCAGCCTGCGACATTTCTATATTTATTTTCAGGTTTTTCTTATCGCAATACTTAGCCCATTCAGCGAAGCGATCATACAGCATTAAATCAGCGGAGGCACCACGGATGTCAAATTCAAATTGTCCAGTGTGGTTATTCTTTACTCTGTACGCCTGATGGATATAGTCATAAGCCGCCCATGCGGGATTGGTGGCGTCCTGCTGTTCATAATTGCCTGTATGCGGATTATACGCCCATACTTTGGCTCTTGTTTTCAAGAATGTAACATTGGGAGAACCTGATAATTGCTCGGTGGCCAATCCTTTCATTGCCACAAGCGCTGTTCCTGGATAACGGAATCCGTCATAAACGACACCGCCAACCGCCGTCCAGTTAGTTTTGAACATGTTCCTGATGTTGTTAGGGTCACTTTCAGAATATCGAACAATTTTAATGCGGACATAGTATTCATCAGGATCAAGATGTTCAATGATATACTGATTTCTAATCGCTGTTGCTGTACTTCCTTCGATTTTTAGGTTATCGTTATAGGTTTTCCAGTCAGTATCAGATTTCTTTTTATATTGGATGGACAGCGCAAGTTCCACATGCCCAAGTCCGCCGTCATCGTTTTGGTGGTAAAGCCCATTCGGGCATTCGATAGATAATTGAATGGCTTCTGTGGCTGTACCTGTTACAAGGACTTCACGCCAAACAGAATCAGACAATTCGTAACCAAGCTGTGATTGAGATACGGTTTTATCAAAGCCAGGAATGATTGATTGTTCATTGTCTCCTGGTCTCGTTTCAATGGTGATATCCTTATACCGTTCATAAGGCGTGCTGTTGATCCTGATATCGGAAAATTCAAGTTCACCTTCCCCTGCGGCATACAGCCTGTGGAGATATTGTTTATTCCCACTGGTTTCTACAAATTGGGAAATAATCTGCCCGCCTGAAAGAACCGTACCATAAGTAATCGGCACAAATGCTCCCTGTCCGGTCGTGCTTGTTACGCCATCCCATGAATAGGTAGGGTCAGCCGAAACGTCTTTGCTCCCGATTTTAGAAGTGCCAAAGCAGCGCTGAATAAGCGAACCGCCCAACATCATAATTGCTCCGGCAACAAGATTTCCAATAAGCATTGATCCAAAGGTCGTACCCATGACGCCCCATGCACCGGTAGCAACCAAGCCACCAACGCCAAACGCCACGAATCCTAATGCAAGCGTCGCAATCAGCCCGAGGAATCCGCCCTTGCCAACAACGGGGGAAACAATGATAATATCGCCATCTTTTAGCCTGCGGTCTGCAATAACTTTCACAGGTACATATCTTGATTTCAAGCGTTTCTTTTTTAAGAGAGAACGTTTAATTTGTTTTTTGTAAAGAGTACAGAAAGCAGGTTCATAATACACTTTGTTGTCATTAATAGACGTGTTGTATCCTGAATAGTCATCAGCAAGCGGACGTACATAATCTTCCACACTCTTACCATCAACATATGGTAATTTGTAGATTTCACGTCCGTTATCAGGCTCAAATACGTTTTTTACTAATACAACTGTAATCATTTACTTCCTCTGTATTCATAAAATCCTACAATCAAGTTTCGCCACATTGGGCTATCTATATGCTCTATAACAGCCCCTGTCTTTGACCTGGTATGCATGAATAACCCATCACCGATATACACGCCGCAATGATTCACCATCGGTCGAGGAACGCCGTATCTTATAGCCACAATACATGGAGTTTTTGGCTTATCAAGGCGTTTCCACAACTTGTCTTCTCTCATCTGTTTACGAATGATTTTGGTAATATTTTCCGTGTCATCAAAATCGGCGTTATACTCTGGAAGAGTAATGTCAAATTTCTTGTAAACCTCCATGACTAATCCGTAACAGTCCAACCCGTCAAGCGTCCTGCCCCTGTTTGTAAATGGAATGCCAATCAAATCACGAAGATTAATCATTTATACACACCGCCTTGATCAATACCAGGATAACCGCCAAAATTGGCTTTATTTCCATGTCTTCTGCAATCAGCCAATGTATGGTCACAAGTGGTCATTGCCCCATTGTACCCGCAAATAGCGCTCTTATAGCACCTTTGGCAGGCATTTTTTAAATATCTCCTCTGTGGCATTTTCCTATCAGGGGAATATGCGGGTCCAACCGTTAGTTTTATCCAATTTTCATCGGCATTTCCTTTTAAAACCTTGTACTTCTCTTCTATTTCAGGAATTTTTGAGGACAGGTTTTCGGTATTAACGATGTAAAGATTGATGATTGTTCCGTTAAACCCACCGAATTTCTCAAAATACCCCATCAATGCCTTTGTTACATTAGATACCTTGATTTCAAGGTTAGGGATAGAACCATCTGTTTCTTGAACGCTGTCTCCCAAAGATAATGGAAACGGTTGCCAAGTTTCACCACGCCATTGAATGTTTTCCGTGTTATAAGCTAAGTGAATAACGGTTTTGCCGTCCGTCAAGTTCATCTGCATAAGAATGACATATACACTATCGGCGAACTGTTTATTCTTCTCAAACTTCGCTATGTCTGATAAAGTGTTCATACTTCCTCCAGTGTCACAGAACCTTTATAGATTCCGATAACACTCAAATCAAAATCTCCCAATTCTTTCAGCCTTACTGTATATTTCTTCTTTGTTTCAGGGTGTGTCCACTCAAACGGCTTTGTTCCCATAAATGTTGTCTTCCTGAAAAAATCGATCAAGGAAGTATACTGTACAATCGGCAAGGCGTCATACTGCAAGGTAAATGTCGCTCTGCTTCTTGTGAACTTTCTTCGTGTAATAACAGAACCGTCTTCCATGGTACTTCTGATTGTGTTATCCTCGTATTTTTCTTTAAGAGGATAGGACGGTGGCATAATGTTCGGAAAAGTAATCATTATATTCCTTTCAATAATGTACGCATGCCCATTTTGTTATTGGCAATGCCGTTCAAAACAATGCTCAACACATAACTTTCTCCGTCAAAATTGATGTCGGAGTTTTCGGCGCTTATTTCGTTCCCAGTGTTATTGGTAATGTTTACCTTGAAATTAGGCTTTCCTGCGCTTCCCGTGGGAGCATTCCCTACCATTCCACCAGTGGCAAAACGTTTGATATATCCGCTGTTGATACTGTCAAGGAATCCAACCCCCACACGATTTACAGCGCTTGCTTTTACCACATACTCTCCATTAGAAAGGTATGCGGGTATGCTGTCACTTGTACTCGTGCCTGGTCCGGTGATGTATCCGCCAGTGGCAAATCCCATCGGGCTTGCACCGAAACCCTTTGTCAACCCGCCGATAAGATTAGACCAAATCCCGTTCATTGCCATTTTCATTCCCATGTTAAGGATATTGTTAGCTAAATCCCTGAACAGGTTTTCAAGACGTTCTTTGACACTCTTGGATTCAGTCAGCATATTCTGCCCAAAACTGGTAAATGTAGACTTTATCGAGTTATAGCCATCTTCAACAATAGACCCATAATCTAATACATCATTCCGCATAAGTTCTTTTACTTTTTCGCTCATCTGTGAAAAGTCTCTATGTCTGTTTTCGTTCAGTTTCTTTATGCTGTCGGAAAGCTGGCTTTCAACTTCAAGCCGCTGTATTGCGGTTAATTTATCGTTTTTGAGCTTTTCTCTTAGCAGTCCGATATATTCCTCAAGGGCGGCACGGTTCATGCTTAAAATCTCATTCTGCGTTGCTTGTTCAGTGTAAAACAGGTTCTGGTTATGTTTCAGTCGTTCTTCGAGACGTTTTTCATCAAGTTCCTGCTGCTGGTTAAAGGATTCCATGCGAATTTTGGCTTCTTCCGTCGCTATCGCCTTGTCCGTCGCAAGATTAGCCCTTGCTACCTCTTCTTTATCGGAAGTGTCACCTGCGATTGCCTTGTAAATCTCTTCACGGCGCTCCTTGAGTTCGGCAATCTTTTCTTCTAACTGTTGAGCAAGAACAGCGTCACGTTCATCACTCACCGCCGTGGAAAGCATATTGATTAATGTTTCAGAATCTTGTTTCCGCTGTCTTGTGGCAAGATTTTTCTTTGCTTCTTTCACTCTTTCATCGAAGAGTTTTTCATTCATGGAATTAGCAAGATCAACTCCATAAGGCGTGTAGGTCTCTCTGCTTGTGGGCGCAAGATTGACGTTCCCCTGCATTTGCGCCATGGAAATATACCCAGATACGGGCTTTCCGTAATAGGTGTCTTCCTGTGAGGCGTCTACATGGACTACCCCGTGGGTATCACTGGATATATGACCGCCTGTGCCATCAGAAATCCCGATATGTTCATCGCCGCCCCAGATGACAAGGTCTCCGTTTTGTGGCACGTATCCGCTGTCTCTTCCATAGTAAGCGTCTTTATTTTGTGCGCTGTTTATAATATCAGGCACCCAGCTTGAATTAACACTGTCAATCCCTACTGCTTTTGCTATTCCTGATACAAATTCAGCGCAAGTATTCACGCCCCACTGTTCACCCAAGTGGTTAGCGGCTTCTTCTACCATAGAGGCATTACCGCCGCCAGACGCCAAGGCAAGCACAGATGGTTTTATGCTCTTTAGCGTCGTTTTGCTTTCCGCAATGTTCTTTTGCGTTGACATAAAAGATTTTCTTGCGCTGGCGATGTCTTCATCATATTTTGAACCGTTTATCTTCATCAGCTGTTCTTGCAATGAGGAAATAATATCTCTCATCTTTGCATTGGCTTTGTTGATGAGGTCTCCGTTCTGCTGTAATACAGAATTGTATTTCTCGTGTGCGTCAGCGGCTTTCTTTGCAGTTTCCTGATCTTCTGCCCCATCCATATTGCGGTAAGAAATATCGTTAGCCCGCCCAAGAATCCCGTTCATTTGTGAAGTGACACGTTCTGATCTCTTTAGCGCTTCCGCCTGTGCCTGCGCTTCTCTTGTAATTTCCCTCTTTTCAAGTTCGGAATCATAAGCGTATCTGTCAAAGCGATCCTTTATTGAATCGCCCATTTCCATCCATCCGGGGTGTGATGTTACTTCTTCGCCAAATTCATCTGTATAAGTTTTACTGCCCCATACATAGTATTTCCCGTCTTTGTTTTTGGTTACTCTGGTACCGTTATCGAGGGTAATGTCGTTTTCTTTCATGGCGGCATTATTGTCCATCTTTGCACGGTACATTTCATATCCTGCGTATCCTGCAACAACGGCAAGCCCGAGCCATCCGCCGGAAAGCGCATATACAGCGGCAGTCATCCCCTTAATCCCTCTGGTGACCTTTGCCATCATGCCAAGCTGTGAAGTCATTGCCCTATTGGCAACAACCCCTGTTGATGTAGCGGCAGCGCCCACCATGGCATATTGAGCCTGCTGTACTTTCAACGCGGCAGTCGTTTTAGCGGCGGCAGCGCTTTTATTGTTTTCTGCACGCTGAACAACATAGCCTGATTCGGCGGAAGCGACCATGTTATTTCTTACGGCTGCCTGTTGTACTCCATAAGCCGCCGTCGTTCTATATGCGGCAGAAGTAACCGCATTTTCAGCCGCCACCTTTTCAGCGGCTACGGCGGTATATACTCCTGCCTCATTCGCAATATTGCTGTAATTGCTTGTTACACCTGCACCAATTCTTACGGCTCTGTTTTGGGCACGCTTACTTTCCGCAATAACAAGGTCATTGGCAAGTTTAACTTTCTTTGCCAGTTCCTTATTACCTTTAACCATCGCCGTTGTCTCTTCATTAACAGCGTCAGTTATGGCTTTCTGCTGAACCATAATCTCACGTCCGGCAGAAGCGGCTATCCGCTGTACCACCCCCTGTGCGGCTGCCTGCTGATTAAAAGCAAGTGTCACACCATTTACAAACTCTCTGGCTTTGCTTGTAGCCGTGAGAAGCACATACAGTTCAATACCTTCCCTTAAGTGGTCTACCGCAAATTTGATGGTTTCAAGAGAAGCACCGCCCACATTAAGCGCAGACCCTACACTCCCTATATCTGAAATTAGCCCGCCTATTTGCTGTTCGGCAGACACAATAAGGTCATTCATCTTTTTGAATGTTTCCATTGCGTCATTTCTGATATAGATTTCCTGTGTTTTGGTATCAACAATGACCAGCCGTTCAGCGACTGTCTGTATATCTTCTTTGATTGTGTCAAAAGCGCCCTTCATGCTCTCGCCGCCCACACGTGCAACGGCTTCTTTCAGGTGGTTTACACGCCCTTCCCACGTCTCAAGGTACTTCGTTGTAGCCATAACTTCACCCTGGAGGCGCATGTTTAGGTATTCAAACAGTTTCCCCTCTGCGGACGCTTTTTTAACTTCCGCCCCAGTGATACCAAGTACCTGCCCCATTTTGGTGCGGGATACGTTAAGACCGCTCATGATATCGGAAATATCACGCATTAAGTTAGTGTCATTTAACCCTAACATCTTGCCTACTGCGGTTAAAGGTGCAAGAAGTTTTGTATACTGCTCAACATTCATACCGCCACGGAGCGCTGGCGCCAGCCCTGCGCGGAAGACATAAGCCAGTTCTTTTGTACTTACACCTGTTGCAATAGCCTGATCAGCAAGCTTCTTCATTAAACCAGTACTCATTGCCAGGGCGTCATTCCAGCCTAAATCCTTGCCGTCAATCTGCCCAACGGACATCAATGTACCAGCAGTGGCAATCGCCCCCTGCTGCATGATTTTATAGTAATCAAGGATTTCTTCTGTTGCTTTCCCAACGGTTTCAGTAAACCCGTAAATCCCTGTTGCAGCAGCGGCAAAGCCTGTTAAATTCATAAACAGGCCATTCATTCTGCTTGCAGATTCGCCAAGTCCGCCGATAGAGTGTTGTGCTCTTTCAGCGGATTTAACCAACCGTGCAAACGCAGGGGAAGCGGCGTCTTTCGCTGTTATTTTTATTTCTACATCATTTCTTGCCATCGTCTTCCTCCTGCTTGTTCAGTCGTTCTAATTCGTAAGTCTCAAGCTTTTTCAGCTTTCTTATTGTTGCGGGATTCATGTCAACGTCCATTGCTTTAGCGATGTACGCTACCGCTGTATAATCAAGCCCGACTACTCCCCCAAAGGAAGTCCGCCATTGTGTACATGCGGCGTTCCATAATTCCCACACTTTTATATTTTCAGGGAACAGCTTAGGCGGGCGGTCAGGGCAGTTAGCACACTTTTTCATATTCTTACCGTATCCACCGCAAGCGGCGTCACAATACTTTCTGCCTACTACCGCCCATTCCCAAGCGTCAATCAGTTTTTTTCGATTAATTCATTCCCATAAGTCAGCCCAAGTGTAAAGCCCGCAAAGATATTTACCACATTACTGGGCACGTCATCCCAGTCAAAATCAGGATAAATGTGATCGATAATCCAGTCTGTACATTTCATTTCAAGTGCTGGAATGATGGTGTTTTCATCGACCTTAGGCTGGTAGAGGTCATAGCCCGATTCCGTCAATTCTTTGCGTTCTTTTCTTGTAAGCGCCCTTACCTGTGGAAGTTTTCCCTCTTTTATCAGGCGGAAGAGTTCGTCTCTTACAGGATTCCCAGAACTCTTAGCTTTCTTCACTGTCATAGAAACCTCCATTAATAGGACGCAACGTCATTGATCAACGTTGCAACAATAGCGGATTTCTGCGTGTCATCGGAGAAGAATGCCTGGAACTCCGTGTCAAGAGTAATGCCTTTAGAACCGCTGATTTCAGGTGATTTCCGCTGTAACTGTACTTCGGGAAGAAGCAGTGACAAAGAGAATTTCCCTGCTTTAAACAAGAGTTCAAGGCTTGTTTCTGTTCCGTTAATTGCAAGATTCAGCAAATCCAAACCTGTAAATAGTGTGGTAAGAGAACCGGACAGACCCATAACACCTTCATTGATTGCAGGGCGTGTAGACTTACCGTTCAGACAGTAGGTATCTCCGTCCAATCCGCAATCAATATCAAGGCTCATTTTTCTGCCAGTGCCAAGAATATTACCACCCTGTTTAATTGTTGCGTTGATGTTGTCGAAACGGAATACCGGCTGCATTTTGGCATTTGCATTAATGGTGGCGCTTTCGATGGTTTCATCAGCCGCCATCAAGTCAGCCTGCACCGTGGTTTCGTTATTCCCTACTTCTGCGTTGAACTGCAATTTGCTGATTTTACAGCCTGTATAAACGGTGTACTTACCAATATCATTGAATCCTTTTTCCATCGTGAAAGAGGGCTGTTCTTCCGTGAGTTTAAACACATGGGTATAAATCTTCCCAGAAGCGTCGGCACTTGTGGTCGGTGCTCCAAACACACCTTTCAAAAGATACCCAATGTTCCTTGCACAAAGCGGAATAACAATGTTCCCGGATACGTCAATCTGCCCAAGTCCAGGCTGTACAGGATTCCTTGTTCCTGTAATGGTTCCTGGAGTGATAAGAGACTGGGTGCTGGATAGCGTATTGGAATTGAACGGTAATTTAATAACTTTTGCCGCGGCAGTCTGTTTAGTGCCGTAGCTGTCCTCAAACCCAAACAAGGTTGAAGATTTCATACCTTTAGCTTGTGTTGCCATATTTTTCTCCTTAGTAAGTTAATTCTTCACCCATTGCTGGTGTGATTTCTACTGTAATATCTAACAATGCCGCAAATTGCGGGAATGTGGTTTCAGGCATAACATCAGTATCAACATGCATTTCGTGTTGTTCACAGCCATCTTGCAGTTCACATGCAACCAAGTCGGCAATCTCGTTGATCTCATAACTTCCCGTCACTCGAATCACCTTGTACGGCTCGTAGTCTTTAGGGTAGAGTGTTTGATTGTCAACCATTTTGTTTTTCTGTGAGATAACAACCACAACAAGAAGTTTATAAGTGTTGCTCGGTTCCATCCATTCACTTTTTCCCGTCGGGATAATCATGATGTACGGGCAGTTTGGTGCTTGTGGCGGATTCTTCGGGTCTGCGCCGATAAAGAATTTTGGTGAACGATGATAATGTTTCTGGCAATAGTCCTCAAGCGGTTTTGATTTTTTCAACACGTCAAGCCACTTTTCGGCAATAGCGTTGAGTGAAAGTGTCATATTCATTATCTATACCTCGCCAGTCTTGATTGACTTCTTTCGGTATTACCATTGATGTAAGAAGTAATCTTTTCGTTAAAATTCTTCACTGCCGCCCTGTGGAGTGCCGCCATCATCGGGTCAAAAGTAGGACGTGCAGGAGTTCTAAACTTCTTTTTGCGGCTTGATAAGACAATTCCTGCCGCCGCATAAGCACGCCTTATTCTCGGTGTTACAGCGGATTCAAAACCTTCTTGCAGTTTTTTACCAAGTTCAGCGGATGACGGTGATAACCATCCTATCTTTACATATCCCATAGCAGCTGTCTTACCGCTGTATTCAACGGCTTGTTTTAGTCTGCCCATGAGTATATATCGGCTTTTTCCGCCAGAATGCAGGTTCTGTTCAATAGAACGGCGTGTCTTCCCTGTGATTGCCAAAGGCTTATATGAAGCACCGCCAGGAGCTTTAGATTGAATGCCATCCCTAATCATCTTCCGCAACATAAAACCTGTTGATTTCAGTGCGGACTGTTTCCACCTCGGCATTTGCTTTTGTAGTGCCATTACAAGCGGAGTAGCACCATCTTTGTACTCAAGCTCAAAGGTAATCACGGGAAATCTACCCCCGTTCTGCCTTGTACACAGCGAATAACTGTCATGCCTAATGTCCTTGCGTGCACGCTGTAAAATGGATACTCTTCATCGTTATAAATGATGGTATCCCCCGATTGGGGAAAGGGGATATCTTCATCTTTTACGGTGAATAAAGCGTCCAAGTATGAACGGTCTTTCCGTTCTGCGTCAGGCATTCTTGCATTCGCCGTTCTTACAACCGCTACGATCTCTTTTTCGGTACCGTCTACAAATCTATACAGGACTTTTTGCCCTGTGCCGTATTCGGTATCAAAGAGATTGGCGTGTAAATCAGATTGGATATCCCCTAAGGTGTTCATTTTACCCTCGATTAAAATACTTTAAGTGAATAGAAAGAATCGATATCTTCCACAAGCGGTACTACACGGCTTGCAAGACGAACGTTCTTTGTGTCAGTGCCTTCATCTGCCCATTCTTTAGGAACGAACAGCCCGGAGAATGTAGTATATTCACCACCAACAAGCTGGGTAATAGCACCGGACAGAAGTTTGCCGATACCTGGCTTTACAAACACAACATAGCCGTCAGGAATGAAATACTGAACCGCTCCTGCGTCATCTTCGTATACGGCGTCATATCCAAGGATTTCAATTTCCCCCGGATTAGCAAACGCATAATGGGTGAGACTTTCTCCATAAGTCTTTGGTCTTGCAGTAATAAGCTGCGCAATCACGCTGTCCGGGATATTCAGCTTTTCTTTTACAGATTTATTGCTCATAAACGCTTTGGCAGTATTGGAGTTCATGATTGCCATTGTGGGAGTATTTCCCGTCTTGCTCATGTCCACTCTAACCTGGTTAATCTGCCCCCATACATCAGCAGTGTCTTTTGTCCACTGATCAGCGGCTGCTGCTGTCTTCTTATTGGTGAATCCGGGAAGCGTAACAGTATCTTTAATCACAACTGCGTTATCGCCGTCATCAGCAACGCCTTTTACTTCAAAAGAACCATTGACAAGAAGCTGTGCACACATCCATTCAAAGCGGCGTTCAATCATGTCATGGAGCTCTTTGTAATCTCTTACACGGATTTCCTTTGCACGGTCTGCTTCGGATTTCGGCTGGAGCGGATTTTCCCCAAAAGAACGTGTTTTGAGGTCTCTTACACTAAGCGGCCGTTTCAGGGAAATAAAAGGCGGAGTATATTCACGGGTCTGGAAAGAACTGCGTGCGGATACTGCCGTGTTTCCAGGTACAACAAACGGTGCCATTTTCTTTGTACCTTTCCGATAGTCCATAATTACGCTTTCCGTAGTAAACGGAATTACTTCTCCAAAGAATGTTTTTCTAAGGAAATTGTCAGGCTGAAAATATTTTTCAAATCCTGCAATCCATGTTTTAGTCTGGTTGATATCAAGTACATTAGCCATTATTTAGCCTCCTGTTACATTGCATGCTGCATATAAATGCCAGCGTCTTCCAATTCAATCTGATGGGCAACAACGGTATCCCCGGAAGCCGCAATCAGTTTTTCAATAATAAACATGCCGGATGTGTAAACATTGACAACGGTATCTGCCGCCGTAGTGTCGTGTGCCAGAATGGCACTTGCAACCTTACCTTTAGCCGTAGCCGCATATTTACCGCTTGTTCCGTCCAAAGTAAGCAATGTTCCAGCTTTCATTACCGCTCCTGCGGAAAGAGTTACGTTTCTGTGATGTACAGGATGATCTCCTGCAATCAGCCCATCAAACGCAACATCACCAAGGTTTTTAAACAGTTCTGCCATTATTTTTCTCCTTTCATGACAACACCGAACGCATTGCTAATTTCTTCGCATTCTTTGTCTTCACTCTTTTTATTTTCTGCTTCATGCGGTACAGGTTTTACTCCATCCGCTCCAGAATTAGCAAAATCCTGAATCGCCTGATCCACATAGTTGGATGTTTCGGCGTCTTTCGGGTTTGCCTCTTTGATTGTGTCTACATAGAAAGAGATTTCATCGGCAGTTTTGCCTTCACTCTTTGCATGGTCAACAATCTTCTTGACGGCTTCTGAACCGTCATTTAATGCGTCAAGGGCAATCATACGTTCCCTTTCCGCCTTTACCGCCTCGTCAACGGCGGCTGTGCCTGCGGTTTTCGCCGCATTTTCGATTTCCTCTACAAGTGCCGGGTATGCCTTGCGGAGTTCCTCTGTGTCCTTGAATACGACTTTATCTGCCATATTCGTCTCCTTCCTGTCCACTTTGGACAACTCAATATATTTCATCAATCCGGCACTTGCAATGTTAGCCGAGTTGACGATAGCGTGATAATTGGCAACGTTTTTGGCACTATTCGTTATCCCAAAATCCATAATCCCTGTGGCCAATCCCTCATCCACTGCTTCTTGCGGTGTCATTTCGGTTTCCTTGTCCATCAGGTCAGACAAATGGTCTTTGTCTAATCCCGTAGCCTGTACATATATACTCAAGATGTTGTCTTTTACCTTATCCAGCGTATCAGCCCGTTTTCTTAAATCATCGGCATATCCGAACACACTGCATAACGGGTTGTGAACCATTAGCATTCCGCCAGGTGACATTTCTCTTTCATCACCCGCAAGGAACGGCATAACAGCCGCTGAATATACTTTTTCGCCATAAGTTTTAACCTTGCCGCCCGTCTGTCTATGTTCCATGAGTGCGTCATACATCCCTACTCCGGCAAAAACATCTCCGCCGTAACTGTTAATTCGTACCTGAATGTCTTTGCCTGCGTACTCTTTCAGTTCTTTCCTGAAATTATTAGGACTTTTCCCGCCAAGCCACCAAAGGAGAAACTCACTGTTCGTATCAACAAGATCTCCGTCAATAGACAGTTCAACAACATCTCCCTTGTTTTTGAAGTTCCAGAATTTACTCATCCTTAGTCTCCTTTACCTCCGCTTTAACTTCCTCTGCATATACAGGTAAACCTGCTTCTTTAAGCTGTTTATTTTCAATAGCAAGGCGGGCAACATTATCGGAGAACGATGTTCCCGAAAGCTCCGCACATTCCTTTTCACGTGTACTCAATCCTAATTTAATTCTCTCTGCCCCTGCCTGTGCTTCTTTCACAGGGTCAATCATACCCATAACGGGTCCGTACCAATTAGCAGAACAATAAGCGGCTCTTACAAGCGGATTTTCAAAGAATCCAGGAGCCTTTATATATCCTCTTGCCACAGCTTCTGAAAGCCACATTTCATACACAGGCTGGCATAAATCATTGGCAAACCATGTCCTATATGTCTTAAATCCCGCCCAAGCCTGTAACAGTGCAGCCCTGCTGGCGCTGTAAGATGAATTAAACGCTTTTGTCAGGACTTCGGCAGGCTGTCCGATTGCCGACCCTATCATTTTTATTAATTGATTCGTAAATGGGTCAAAAGTGGATAAATTCTTGCTTGCGTCTATTTCCTTTACGTCCCAGTTAGGCGGAAGCGCATTCAGCGTACCCGGACCCAACTTGAACTGTATTTTTCTCAATTCATCAGCTGTTGCCGTTTCAGAATCATTACCCTGTCCGCCGTTCAGACCATCAAGTGGGAATGCTTTGTCATGTGCCTGTGTCTGCGTGAAGAATAATGTGAAGAAAGACTTTATGATCGCCGTTGTCAATTCAGCGTCTGTGTATCTTCCCACCTGTTTCAGTGTTGTAATGACATTGGCAAGATAAGGAATCCCTCTATACTGATCAGGTCTTGTTTCATGGCTTATCTGCAATACATTTCTATTGCCCGTACTCTCGCCAAACGCCTTTACTCTTGCCCATGCGGGAATAGTTCCGTCAGACACCCTGTCGTTTGGGTACTTATTGGCAATATGATAAGCAACCACCGCTCCGTTCTTATCGATCTCAACGCCTGAAACAATTCTGTTTCCGTTGTCTTGATTGTATTGATAAACATTCGATGTAGAACCGCCAGAATATGGATTACATACTCTTGACGCTTCTACAAGCTGTAACCGCAAGTAAAACGGCATAGCCGCATTCGGCGTTTCCTGTTTAATAACAGCGAAGCTGTCACCATCAACCAGATAACTATTAAAGGCGATATCCTGCATGTCATAAAAGTTATTCTTGTGCAAGATGTCAGCAAATACGCTGTTCGCCCACAGGTCAAAGGCTTCTCTTGTGACAAACGCCCATTCATCAGCTTCTTCCGGCGCCATTTTTAGCAATCTGTATTTTGGAGACGGTGCTAAATGTAATCCTGCCCCCACTACATACTGTCTTGCGTTTTCAATCGCTCCAGAAGCAAGCGGAGAACCGCCCATCGCCAGTTCAGCACTTCTGCCTCTTAATGTTGAAAGGTTATAGTCAATATCAGACTGCGGGCTATTCCTGTCAGGGAGCCATGACGCCATACTCCCTACAATGGTATTTGCCCCAGTAGCGCTATATCCGCTGTTCTTTACTGATGTATTCTTTTTTGTCCAAAAGTTCCAGAATTTGCTCATATCAATAATCCGTCAGTACAACTTTACGCATAGAAGACGGTGCTAATTTGTCACTTCCATCATCCATACCCTCTACAATGCCATCTATGCCATCACGGATGTTTCTCAAAGAAGCACGTTGCAGGCTCACTGTTCCATCGTCAAATTTTTGTGCGGTCAGCGTCTTTTCTTCTGCCGCAAGGTAGGCTTTCAGCCTGCGGTTTCGGACTTCCTTTTTAGTTAATTCATCAGCCATTTAGAATACGCCTCCTTGTGAAAAACAGCCGTAACTCGGTGCCTTTTTGACTGGTTTCTGTTCTACTTCCCCACGTCGTACTTTTTCATAATGCGTCCAATCAGGGGCAATAGACTTTATACATGCCAAGTTATAGTTTTTTAGATCCAAGGGCTCATTTCTGTGGTCTTTGGCAATATTTACCCACACAGATACAAGCTTCCCTTTCACCAATTTCTGTTCCAATTGTTCTGAAAGCAAGCCTTTGAAGTAGTTTTCGTCATATCCACGCCCCTCATTATTCGGGAAATGCATATAACCTTCTCCGTACTCAAGTATGCTTAGACGCTGGAATATATATTGCTTAGCTTGAGATACCCCAAGCAGAAGTAATAACAAATTATCATGGTTTTTAGCGGCTGCCGTCTTATAAATAATTGGCACATTGAACTCACTTGCGCCTTTTATGGCTATGCGTTGTTTATGCGTGTTCCTTGCGCAATAGTCATATACTTCATTGGTATAACTGCCGCCCGTATCAATGAATGTTCTTGATACGACTATTCCTGAACCGTCTTTAAAGTGGTACGTGCGGTCAAGGACTAAATCTAATGCGTCCCATGTGGCTTTCTGGTCAGGAACCCCAATAATGATTCCCTTCCTGATTCCCCATGTTTCTTCTCCACGCCCCCAGCCTGCAATCTCATACTCCAAACGGTTGTTCTGTACATCCACCGCCGCCGTAAGTATCAAGACACCATCTGGCACTTCCGCTTCATAAAATTCACGTCTTTCAACAAGCGCTGATACATCTTTCATCTTGCCTACCGGCTTATATACTTCCGCAAGACGTGTATTTACAAAGGTTTTAAGTGTTTCTACATCGGATTTGGCTACAAGATACTCTGCAATCAGCACACTCCAGTCAAGCCATGGGGAGCTGAATGCGTTTACATGGAACGACCTTACATCTTTTATATCGGGATTATCCGCAATGTATTTCTGCGGTGTGGATTTCATCTGCGGTTCTGTAAATTCAAAGCCGCAATCAGGACATCTCCATTTAACGTCTTTCACATGGTATGATTTGCGTTCTTTGACGGTAAACTCGTCATAGTCATACTGCATGTCATCCATATCAAGCCAATGCCACTCTTTACAGTTAGGGCACTGGTGCTTCCACTGTTCCTGGCTGCCAAGCATATATTCACGATATATGCGGCTCGCTTCATCAGTAGGCGTTGAGAACATGCCTATTTTAGCGTCCCAGAAGTTGGAAGTACGTTTTATGGCAAGGTCAACAGGATCGCCTTCTGTGCCAGCACTTTTGGCGAACCTGTCTACCTCGTCACAAAGGAGGATTTTTATGCTTCTCTTAGCTAAGCCGGAAGGTGCGTTGCTTCCGACTAAAGCCAAGTAGCCGCCGGGAAATAGTTTCTTTAGGATAGTGTTGTCGCTATCCCTGCTTTTCTGCTTATATACAATGTCGTTGAGGATAGGTGTTTTTGCCACCGTGGGAGTGAATCGTTCTTTTGACCAATCCCTGGCGTCCTCAATTGTCGGCTGCACCATAAGCATGGGCGATGGATCTAAATGCATGTACCGCCCAATAACATTGAACAGTATCTCTGATTTGCCCATCTGTGCCGCAAACATAGCAATAACCTTTTTTACATTGGGGTCTGTAAATGCCTTTTGCGGATCTATCTGATACGGTGCTCCGTCACTGCTCCATTTGCCTGGATGGGCGCCGTAATCATCAGGAATGTATCTACACTCTTCCGCCCATTCGATGACAGAAAGGTCTTTGGGCGGAGCAACCATAGCAAGCAGGTTTTGAAATAAGTCAATCGTCTTTTTCGGTATCACTGATGTTATCCCCCAGCTTAGCCGCGTCAAATTGGCTCAATTCCAAAAGCCCGTCATTAATTTCTTTTGTCAGTATTTCAGAAATCTTAGCAGCGGACTTCCCCTCAAGCTGTTTTGCCAGCTTATGAGGCATAGAAAGCATTGTCCTTTTAAAAACAACAAGAATATTGCCTACCGCCATCTCTATATCATCGGTAGAATGGACATCTCCCCTCTTTTTGGCAAGTTCCAGTTCTGCTGTTTCCCTTTTGGCTTTTTCTAAAAGGGTATGTTCTTTATCAAAAGAAACGGTTGCGCTCTTTGATTTGTGGTTAAAGTATCGTCTCACACACTCAACAAGTCCATATTTATTCTGTCCTCGTTTTTCTACAACACTTTCACCTACAAGCTGGCGCAACCTTGCTGTGGTAATTCCTAAAACAAGAGCCATTGAGGACGCTGAAACTATCGTTTCTTCCGTTATTTTTTGTAATTTAACGTCATTTTCAAACGACAATTCCGATTTCACCATCCTTTTATATATTTTACTCTTATTTTCTTCGCTTTTCTTCCGTTTTCTTCGATTTACTATATTATACCATAAATGTAAACCCCTGATGTGCGAAAGTATCGAAAACTTTTGATATCTACATGATTATCGGGGGCATGGCGACCGTTGCGCTCTCGTTTTATCTGCTGGAAGTACCTTAAAATCAGACAAATTACAGTTATGTAGTATGCTATGTGAATTATTATCTAATCTTGCTTATCTTGAGTTATTACTGTAATTGTCAATCTGTATAGTCAATCTGCTGTCATCTATGCAATAAAAAAAGACAGACTGCTTGTTATGTCAGTCTATCTTTTTTGTATCTATGTAATTGTTTTATCCGTTATTGATTGTCACGCTTTTTAAAAACAATGTCATATCCCAAAGCGTCTGCTATGTTATATAGCTCTATTGCTCTTAGAGATCCCCTTGAAATTTTATTGTTTAAATTTTGCGGTGTCATCTCTGCTTTTTGTGCTGCGCTTGTCGCTGTGACGTCTGCCAGTGCAAACAGTATTTTTAACTGTCTGTGAAACTCTTTACTATCCATCTTTATATACCTCCATCATTATTATATATTTTTACGTTTATTTTGTCAATATTACGGTTTATTATAAACACTGATTATAGCTGTCGATAGAAATAAATTATATGTATTTTATACATTTATCTATTTACTTTTTACATCATTTAGTTTATAATGTATACAGATAAAAGATGTGGTTCCCGCAAAATGCGGGGGAAAGTGAGAAATAAAAATGAGAAAATTTTATGCAGAAAAATGCGAGTACGGATTAAATGTATCGTACTCAAGCCTGAACGGAAACGCATATACATTTTATGCGTTTGATAGTAAAAAAGAACGTGACGAGTTTGTCGATGAAAACTGCTATGACAGTGTCGGAAACGTCGTTGCCGGCAACACGACGCTTGAAACTGTGCGCCGTGTGATCGGTCGTAACTTTGTCGTTTACAATAATCAATGTTTTAAAAATCGTGATGAGATTTTTGAGGGGGTGTAAAAAATGTTGCAAGTTGAAAATATGAAAAGTACACGTACAGGCGAATCTGTAGCTAATCAGTTTTTTATAACCGTAGATAGTGCGGTAGGACATATTCATATGTTTCAATCTTATAAAACGCCTTGTGCGTTTATCGTCTACACAGAAAACGGTAGATATTTCATTGAGACGTCGGAAACTTATTCACGAACAACAACAAAATATCAGAATATATTCAAGAAAAAATTCTTAGGTGATTTCCCACACTATAAGGTTGACAATTTTCTTGATTGGGTAGACGCATTAAGTTTTCCTGTAAAATTTAATGATTTATTGTTATCAGAAAGGATGTAAAAAAAATGAGAATAAAGATCACAAAAAAAGAAATTA